CCGTATTGCAGATGCGGATCAAAACAATAAGATACTTATAGATACATCTAATAATCACATAGAATTTTATACAGAGGTTAGTTCTTCTTCTGTGCAACAAGTTCATATTGCAGATGGTGCTATACTTCCAACAAATAGTAACGATATAGATTTAGGTAGTACATCACTACAGTTTAAAGACTTTCATTTAGATGGCACTGCTAAAATAGATACCCTTACTGTAGATGATAATGCTACTGTAGCTGGTACATTAGGTGTTACTGGTGCTTTAACTGGATCAAGTACAATACAAGGAACGACAATAACTGCCACAACTGCATTTGTTCCTGATGCTTCTGATGGTGCTGCATTAGGTACATCATCCCTAGAGTTTAGTGATCTGTTCCTTGCTGATGGTGCAGTAATTAATTTAGGTGATGATCAGGATGTTACACTAACTCATGTAGCTGATACAGGTGTTTTACTAAATAGTACTAGTCAACTACAGTTTGGCGATAGTGGTACTTACATACATCAATCTGCTGATGGTGTATTAGATCTTGTATCAGATAGTGAAGTAGAAATAAACGGCACTACAATAGATATAAACGGTGCTGTAGACATGAGCAGTACACTAGGAGTTACTGGTAAGATTACTGCTGACGCTGGTATTGATATAGATAACTTTAATATAGACGGTACAACTATAGCACTCTCTTCTGGTGATATGACAGTGGACGCTGCTGGGGATATTATACTAGATGCAGACGGTGCTGATGTACTACTTAAAGACGATGGCACACAGTATGGTGCATTAACAAACAACAGTGGTAACTTAATAATTAAATCTGGTTCTACCACTGCTGCTACATTTACTGGAGCTAATACTGCATTAGCTGGAACCCTTAGTGCTACTGCACTTAGCGTAGGTGATGGTAATATAACTAACGTGGGTGATATTGCCCTTGACTCCATTTCTGCTGATGACACAGACATTAACGTAGCAGTAACAGATAACTCAGCCACTGCATTTACAATCAAACAAGGATCAGATGCATATCTTATTGTTGATACAGCCAACAGTAGTGAGTCAGTATCTATTGGTACTGGCATATCTGGAACTGCCATAACGATAGGACATGGAACTTCTGAAGTAACTATAGGCGATAACCTAACTGTCTCAGGTAATCTTACTGTTCAAGGAACACAAACAGTAGTAGATACAGTTACTATGAATGCACAGAATGCAATCGTATTTGAAGGTGCTACTGCTGATGACCATGAGACTACATTATCTATTGTAGATCCTACTGCTGATCGTACAATTAACTTACCTAATCAATCGGGTACAATACCTGTATTAGCAGCAGTAAGTACAACTCAGATTACATCTACACCAGAAGAACTAAACATACTCGATGGTGTTACATCAACAGCATCAGAGTTAAATATACTTGATGGTGCTACAGTTACTGCTACTGAATTAAATGTTATGGATGGTGATACATCAGCGTCAAGCACTACAATAGCTGATGCAGATAGAGTGGTTGTTAATGACGATGGAACAATGAAGCAGGTTGCAGTTACAGACTTAGCTGCATACTTTGATGATGAAATAACAGCTATGCCAAACCTAGTTACTACTGGTGCATTAAACAGTGGTAGTATCTCTACAGGGTTTGGTGCAATAAACAATGGGTCATCTGCCATAACTACAACAGGTACAGTTACCTTTGGGTCAATATCAGATGGCACTATAACAATTACAGGCTTTGCTGATGAGGATGACTTCTCTTCTAATAGTGCTACGCTAATACCTACACAACAATCTGTAAAAGCATTAGTAGATGCATCATTTAACGTATCAGGTCTAAATGCTTCTGGTGCAGAACTAAACACTGTTGCAGATGCTTCTGCTGTTAGTATAGACACTAGCACTGCTATAGCAAACAACGATGCTATACTCATGCATGACTCTAGTGCTTCAGTAATGAAATACTTTGATGTTGATCTACTAGACACATACTATGCAAGTACAACGCAAACTTTATCAAATAAAACATTGACAGCACCTAAAATAGCTGATGGTGGTTTTATAGCAGATGCAAACGGTAATGAAGCTGTAGTATTACAGACTGCTAGTTCTGCTGTAAATGCAATAGAGATAACCAATGCAGCAACAGGTGGTGCTGTAGTTGTTGGAGCTATGGGTGATGACTCAAACATAGACATAGACATATCTCCAAAAGGAACTGGTGAAGTAAACATAGCAGCAGGTAATTTAAACTATGCAGGTACAGCAGTTACGGCTACTGGTGCAGAGCTAAATATTCTAGATGGCGTTACATCTACAACTGCTGAATTAAATACATTAGATGGATACACTGGTTCTGTAACTGAACTGAATTATCTTAAATCACTATATGATACTGGTGTGACTAGCACAGAGTATGATTACTTGGATGGTGTAACCAGTAACATCCAAACACAATTAAACAATGGCGTAACTACTGGAAAAAGCATAGCTATGGCTATGGTCTTTGGTTGATTAGGAGGTAAACAATGGCAAATCCAAATATAGTCGCTGTTAGTTCTATTTATGCAAACACAGTTATGGATGCAGACGTTGCAGCCTCTGCTGTTTCGTTGCTAACTTGTGGCTCTAACAAGGTACAAAAGATTAACTCGCTTGTTATAGCAAACATAGATGGGTCTAACGCTGCTTCTATTGATGTATGGATAACTCGTAGCTCTGTTGATTACTATCTAGCAAAAACAATATCAGTTCCTGCTGATGCAACGCTAGTTGTAATTGATAAGAACATGGGCCTATACTTAATGGAGAGTGACGTATTGAAGATACAGGCATCTGCTGCTGGTGATCTAAGTGCAGTATGCTCATACGAAGAAATTGATGACGCTTAATAGGGATTCCTAATGGTTCGTAGAGGAAGTTTTATAGGAGGTCAGGACAATCTTAGTGTACCTGATGCCCCAACAATAGGTGCAGCTACTGCTGGTTCTACGCAAGTATCAGTAGCATTTACTGCACCTTCTGATGTTGGTGATGATCCTATTACTAGCTTTGGTGTTAGTGTATTCCCTGCAACAGGAACAACTAAAACTTTTAGAGTAACTGTAGCATCAGGTAATTTATATGGTGGTGGTACAGGTAATGTCTTCTACATTGATGGTGTAAGTAATCCAGCCTTAACTTTAGTAAAAGGTTTTACATACGTCTTTGATCAAGAAGATAGTACTAACTCAAGTCATCCTTTACACTTTAAAGATACAGGTGGTAGTCAATATACTACAGGAGTTACTGTTTCAGGGACAGCAGGTTCATCAGGAGCAACTGTAACACTGGTATTGGCAGAAGATGCTACTGAACCTTCTCAATACTATTGCACCTCTCATGGTAACGGTATGGGTAATCTAATTACTTTAGTAGCTCCTAGTGCATCAGATGATCCTTTAGGTGAGGCACAATATACTAACACTGGATCTTCTTCACCAATTACTGTAACTGGGCTAAGTAATGGTACATCATATGTAGCTAAAGTATGGGCGATTAATGACTACGGTAATGGCCCATTGTCTGATGCTACTTCTAGTTTTACTCCAAATTTACATAGAGGGATATTTGGTGGTGAGAGAAATCCTGGTGGTAGGGGTAATACTATTGATTATGTAAGTATAGCATCTACAGGTAATGCTCAAGATTTTGGAGATTTAACTCAATCAAGACAAATGAGTCCTTCACTAATGTCTTCTACCACAAGAACAGTTTTTGCAGCAGGTATAAGTGACAGTGTAACTTATGCTCTCACCATAGACTATGTAACTATAACTAGTACAGGAAATGCCACAGATTTTGGCGATCTTTCTGTAGGTAGATATAATGCAGCCGCTTGTTCAAATGAAATAAGAGGTATTCATTTTAACGGTGATCAACAAAGTGGAACAGATAACACGATTGACTACATTACAATAGCTTCTACTGGTAACGCTACAGATTTTGCTAATATGAATATTACAACTATCAGTGGTGGTGCTTCATCTTCTCCAACAAGAGGTGTTAGATTTGGTGGTAGTAGCTCAGATGAAATAAGTTATGTTACTATTGTTAGTACAGGAAATGCTGTAGATTTTGGTAATCTTACAGTTGCTAGGTATAATGCAGCAGGGGCTTCTTCTAATACGAGGGTATGTATGGCTGGTGGTGAAGGGGCTAGTAAATCAAATGTGATTGATTATATCACTACAGCTTCAACTGGCAATGCTACGGACTTTGGTGATTTGAATAATTCATTGCAAGGAGCAGGTGGAACAAGCAATGGAACAAGAGGATTATTCGCTGGTGGTGAAGCTAGTAGTTATTTAGATGTTATTGATTTTATTACCATTGCTAGTACTGGTAATGCAACTGATTTCGGAGATCTTACAGTAGGAAGAAACGGTATGTCTTGTGGATCAGATGCACATGGGGGAATTAATGAAACCGAGGTTCAAGCATTTGCCCCTGCTGCAATGGGTCTAATAATGGGTGGTAGATACAGTTATCCTGGAGAAACACATATTGGTTATGTTGACATAGCAACAACAAGTAACACTATTTCATTCGGTGATCTTACAACGCCACGAAGTCAAGCAAGTGGTAGTGCATCATCCACTAGAGCAGTATCTTATACTGGTTACGGTCAAGCTAATGGAACAACTGTTACTGATATAATTGAATATGTTGAATTTAGCACTAAAGGCAAAGCAACAGATTTTGGGAATGCTTCAGCAACTTCATATTTAAGTGCAGCAGTAAGTAATGGTTCTAGAGGAGTTTTTGCTCTAGGGTACTCTGGTGGCTTTGTAAATAATATAGACTATATAACTTTTGCTTCTGCTGGAAACGCTACAGATTTTGGTGATCTTACTGTTGCTAGAGGAGGTATGGCTGGTGGTATGAACAGTACAACAAGAGGTGTATTTGCAGGTGGGTTTTTAAGTGGTGAAAATTATATAGATTATATTACTATAGCATCCACTGGCAACGCCACAGACTTTGGAGATTTGCTTAATTCAGTTTATAGGTGTGGTGGTGGAGGCTCTTCAACTAGAGGCATTGTTGGTGGTGGTTATGATCATGTTTCTGGAGGAGAAACTAATACTATCCAATATATTACGATTGCATCTACAGGAAACGCCACAGACTTTGGCGATCTTACTGATGCAAGGCATACATATGGAGGTATGTCATCTTCAACCAGAATGATATTTGGATCAGATAATCGTATATCTGATTCTTCGGATGTTTTAGATTATGTGACCATAGCATCTACAGGAAACGCAACAGACTTCGGTGACGCTTTAATTGGTATAGAATCTGCTTATACATCTAATTCACATGGAGGTATATCGTAATGGCTCCATCATTCTCAGGCGTTTGGAAACTACAGACAAAGTATCAGTATAATTCTGAATTTCCTGTTGATGCTAATTTATTGCCTAGAACAGTGTTTGGTGGTGGTACTGCGCTTGGAGACAATGCATATGGTACTGCTACTGGTATAAATGTTATGGAATTTGTAACTATAGCATCAGCAGGAAATGTTATAGATTTTGGAGATTTGATTCATAAATTTAATACAAGTCTCTTTGCCACTATGGGGATTACTGCATTTGGAAATGATACTAGAGGTATATTTGCTGGTGGTGTAGGTGCTGGAGGTGGTCAACAAGGTGACAGTGAGATAATTCAGTACATTACTTATGCTACTACTGGTAACACAACAGATTTTGGAGATTTACCTCACGCAACTCATTACCTTACTAGTGTAAGTAATAATGTGAGAGGAGTCATATCTAAAGGAAAATCTACAAATGGCACTACAAATGAAATTGAATATGTAACTATTCAATCAACAGGTAACACAACAGATTTTGGAGATTTAACAACTGCTAGAAGAGAAATAACAAATGGTAACACCTCCTCAAAAACAAGAGGTATATTTGCTGGTGGTAGAGCAAATGGTGCTGCTCCGCAAAATACTATTGACTATATTACTATGGCTAGTGCTGGTAATGCCACTGATTTTGGAGATATGACCACAGTAAGAGGCAGAGGAGCAGGATCAAGTTCTGAAACAAGAACTGTAATGGCAGGAGGTTACACTGATAATGCTGGTTATGCTAGTGCTTCTAGCACAACTATAAATGTTATTGATTATATAACTACAGCCAGTACTGGTAATGCTTCTGATTTTGGGGATTTATCTTCTACTAAAGAAGGGTTAGCATCAGGATCAGATTCTACTACCTCTGTGTTTGGTGGAGGGAATACAGCAGGAGGTAATGGTATAAACGTAATAGAATCAATTACTATCGCATCTACGAGTAACGTAACAGACTTCGGAGATTTAAGTGCTACTAAAACAACATTAGCCTGTTGTTCAAGCCCTGCTCCATCTGGTGCAAACGAAGCAGACTTTGCTCCTGCTGCTATGGGCCTTATAGCAGGTGCTAATGTCTCTGGAGATGCTGCTGGTTATCAAACTACTATTCAGTATATAAACATTGCATCTGCTGGTAACGCTATAATGTTTGGTGATCTTAATGAAGGTTGTGTAAATAGTGCAGGACTAGGAAGTGCTACAAGAGGTGTGTTTGCGCTAGGTGGTACTGACGGTGATGAATCTGCTGATAATACAATAGAGTTTTCTGTATTTGCTACAAAAGGTAAAGCTACAGATTTTGGTGATTTGTCTGTTGCTAGATTTCAATTAGTTGGTACATCTAATGCAACAATAGGCTTATTCGGTGGTGGATGGGTAAGTGGATCAGTAAATACTATAGATAAAATAACTATAGCTAGTGAAGGTAACGCTACTGATCATGGAGATCTTTCTCAACAAAGAAGGTATCCAGCATCAGTATCTAATACTACAACAGCATTTTTTGCTGGTGGTTATTCTTCACAAGCAGGTGCATTAAGTAACGTAATAGACTCAGTTGCATTTGCTAGTTCTGGTAATGCTACAGATTTTGGTGACTTAACAACAGCAAGACAAGGATCAGCAGGAGCATCTAGTTCAACTAGAGGTGTATTTGCAGGTGGTCAGGGTAATACTATTGATTATATTACGATGGCTAGTGCTGGTAATGCTACTGATTTCGGTGATCTTACAGCAAGTAGAACAATTTCCAGTTCTTTATCTGATAAAACCAAAGGTGTTTTTGCTGGTGGAGTAGGCTCATCAGATAATACTATTGATTTTATTACCATTGCTAGTGCTGGTAACGCTAGTGACTTTGGGGATCTATTATATGGAACACAAGACGCATCAGCATCAGCATCGAACTCACACGGAGGTATATCGTAATGACTGAACGATATTTAGGCTCTATAATATCTCCAAGTCCTGTTGAGCCATCATCTAATGATGCAGACGCTACTGCATCTGGTGTATGGCATTTGCATGATGCGTTATTATTTGG